AGCGTCGAAGAAGCGAAGACGCAACTTGGCATTGGGCTCACTGGGGCATCGCGCGCTGCCACACTGGTCGCTCACCAGAAGTTCTATAACCAGATTGAAGGCGGCTGGTCGCGCCTCGGAACCAGCGAGAAGCGCCAGTTCCTGCCCAAGCTGGCGCAGATGCTGCCTGCGGAAATGAAACGCGATCTTCGCGACAAACTGAACGAGGAGTTGGGCGAAACCGGCCTCAAGCCAGCTGTCGCAATCCGCGCCTCGGTAAAGCCGGACTACATCGTCTGCCTGGAAGACGGCACTCGGCACACCAACCTGACGGCGCGCCTGAACAAGCTCGGCATGACTCCGGCCGAGTACCGTGCGCGTTGGAAACTGCCGCTCGACTATCCGATGCTCGCGCCGAATTACCGCGCGCATCGTGAGCATACGTGGCGCCAGCGGGTCCGGGCCATCAAGCTAGGTCTGACGGTTAAGGGCCGGGAGGTCGCCGATGCGCGGTGAACTTTCCTCCGGCAAGCATGCCAAGCGCCACCCGCTCGACTGGTACTGCGAGCAGGAGTGGGTCACCTATCAGCTCTTCCATGCCATGGGCGGCTTCGCCCGCGAGAAGGCGGCAGGGCTAACGATCTGGGATCCCGCTGCCGGCTACGGGCGGACCGTCGTCACGTTCCACGCCCATGGCTTCGCAACGTACCTCTCGGACGTCGTTGAGAACGTCGACTGGGCCGAGTTCAAGGCCTGCACCAGCGCGCCTGCTCTGCCCGGCTTCCGGAATGAGGACTTCCTGCTGATCGGTGAGGCACCCGCGCCCTGCACGATCGTGTGCAATCCGCCGTACAGCTACATCAAGGGCATTGCCGAGGCGTTCGCCCGACACGCTCTGTCCTTGGCTTCAAGCCGTGTGTGCATGCTGGTGCCCAACAAGTGGCTCAGCAGCCAGAGCCGCTACGCGCTGTTCATGGTGGATCATCCGCCATTCGCAGTGATCCACCTCACGCAGCGGCCCTCCATGCCGCCAGGCGATCGCATCGAGTTGATGGGCAACCGCGCCTTTCGCGGCGGCATGATCGATTACTGCTGGATCGTCTGGGACGTTCGCCGGTCGACGCGCCCAGGCGAGACGCGCACCGTGTGGTTGCCGAGCCTTGGCCAGGTCGTCACGCCGATCGAGGGCCTGGACTGATGCCCCGCTACGCCAGCCTTGCCGACCAGTACCGCGCGCATCGTGCCGAGATGGAGCTTGTGGTGGCGACTGGGTGCACGCCCGTTGAGGCGCGCCGTGAGCTCCGCCGCCTCGCGAAAGCGCGCCGTGATGCCTGCGGGCGCCGCGCGCCGGAACCTACCACCGATGATCTCGGGTCCGAGGGTGCGGCTCATCCCGCAACCTTCGACGCGTGGAACTCGCCCTGGATGATGAGGGACTGATCATGACCAACCTTCGCCCCGCCCCGTTCGCACTCACGCCAGCAACAGTTTCGTGCGCCCTTGGAGGAATTGGGCAGGCTGCCCGAATGGTTGATGTGCCGCTGTCGCCCATGAAGCTGGTCGATCAGCCAGTATCTTCTGAGCGGCACGAGCGGGCTGCACGACTGCGTCTCGGCTACCGCAATGAGCGCTCGGCGCCGTCTCTGCCGCCTACGCCGAGCGAATTGCGCGCCCTCAGGCTTGAGCGCGCGATCGCGTTCCTCACGCGCCATGGCGTTGCCGTTTCCGTCTGCGATCGAAACTCACAGATCCGCCGCTACCGGCTGTCAGCCAAGCGCGACAACTACCTGGCCGATGACGTGGTCGCCTATGCGATCCAGCGCGGCTTCGAGTCGGATCGTGGCTGAGCGCAAGTACGGCCCGCCATGCCCAGGCTGCACCATGGAGTTGATCACCGCGCGCATGGCCCGGAACCCGCAGGTCTATTCGGCCTGCCGGCCCTGCAGCGAGCATGGCGCCCTCTACCAGGCCACCTTCGGCATACAGCCAGAACAAGAAGCAGCTCGGGAAACAGAGGATGCGCAGAAGCGTGTTCGCCGCAAGAGCGGCAGGAAGAACGGGGAGGCCCATGCCGAAGGCTAAGCCACACCCAAGCCAACTCGGGTTCGCGTTCGAGGTGCCAATGCCAGCAGCCTCGCGTGGGCCAGCTGCGCTCGCCGGCCTTGAGCAGCGGGTCTGCGGCATCGTGGGGATCATCCTCAATAGCGATGAGCGCGCGCGAGAAGTGATCGCCGCTGAGATGAGCGTACTCCTGGGCGAGGACGTGAGCCGGTCCATGCTTGACGCCTACTCGAGTCCGGCTCGCGACGGCCACAAGGTGCCATTCTCCCGGCTCCTGGCGCTCGTGGCGGTCACCGATCGGCAGGACATGCTCGACCCGCTGATGCGCGAAATCGGCGCTGCCGTGCTCGTCGGCGAGGAAGTTCACACCGCACGCATCGGACACATCGATCGCGAGATCGCGAAACTCAAAGCTGAGCGCGGCAAGATCTCTGGATCTGCCCCTCTTATTCGTTCCGGGGGCAAGTAATGGCCGTTCGCGCCGCAAATGATGTTCAGGCGCAACCTCGTGAGTGGTTCACTGCGGCCGAGCTGGCCGACCTGGGGTTGCCTGGGCTGGCCGGCGACAAGCGGTCGATCAATCGCCGGGCCCAGGAAGAGCGCTGGTCGATGCGCAGCATGCCATCGGGCGAGCCGCTATGCCGCGCGCGCGCCGGCCGGGGCGGCGGCATGGAATTCCACGCCTCGCTCCTACCCGGCACTGCTCGAATCGAACTGGCTAAGCGCGGCATGTCCAGCGATCGGCCAGAGCCCACCGTTGTCGAGGCCGATGCAGGCGGATGGCGCTGGTACGAATCGCAGGCCGCCAAGGTTCGGGCCGAAGCCACACGTCGGCTCGCGATCATCGGCGAGATCGAGCTGCTCGAAGAAGCCGGCATGACGCGCACCGCCGCGATCGGCGCCGCGTCAGATGCCCATAGCATCGGGAAGGCGACGTTGTGGAGCTGGCTGCGCCTGGTCGAAGGCGTCGCACGCGAGAACCGGCTGCCGGCTCTCGCACCACGTCGCAAGGGTGGCGGCTCGGAAGTCGAGGTCGACCCGCATCTCTGGGCGGTGTTCAAAAGCGACTACCTACGGCCTTCTCAGCCGACACTTTCGAGTTGCTACGAGCGCGCCAGCGCAATCGCGGCAGAGCGCGGGCTGAACATGCCCTCGGAGCGTACCTTCCGGCGCCGCTGCGAGCGTGAACTCGATCCAGGCCTCATCAAGTACCGCCGAGAGGGCGAGGAAGCGCTACGGCGCTCGATTCCTGCCCAGCGTCGCACTGTCGAGCACCTCCACGCGCTGGAGCATGTGAACGTCGACGGCCACAAGTTCGACGTGTTCGTGCGCCTGGACGACGGGCGCGTCACTCGGCCGATGATGGTCGCGATCCAGGACATCTACAGCAGCAAGTTTCTCGCTTGGCGCTTGGATCTCTCCGAAACTGCTGTGCTGACGCGGCTCGCCTTCGCCGATCTCTTCCGTGACTATGGCATCCCGAAGGCCTGCACGCTCGACAATGGCAAAGCGTTCGCCAGCAAGTGGATCACCGGTGGTGCAAAGACCCGATTCCGGTTCAAGATTAAGGAAGAAGAACCCACGGGCCTTCTGACGGCGCTGGGGATCAAGATCCACTGGGCGATCCCTTATCGCGGTCAGTCGAAGCCGATCGAGCGCGCCTTCCGGGATATGTGCGACACGATCGCCAAGCACCCGGCGATGGAGGGCGCCTACACCGGCAACACGCCCTTGGCGAAGCCGGAGAACTACGGCTCACGCGCGATTCCATTCGCCGAGTTCGTCCAGCACGTCGACCGTGGCATCGCCGCTCACAACGCGCGGCTCGGCCGACGCGGGCGCCACTATCGTGGTCGCAGTTTCGATGAAGTCTTCACCGAGAGCTATGCGGCGGCACCGATCGGCAAAGCCACGCCCGAGCAGCTGCGCATGGCGCTGCTCGCGGCCGAGCAGAAGCGGGTCAATCGCCAGACCGGCGAAGTCGAGCTGTACGGGAATCGCTACTGGTCGGAGCAATGCGCCGGCCTCGGCGGGCAGCTGGTGACGATCCGCTTCGATCCCGACGCGCTCCATAGTGACGTCCACCTCTATGGGAACGATGGGCGCTACCTGACCACGGCCAACCTGATCGCCGACACCGGATTCGACGATGTTGCCGGCGCTCATGCCACGGCGAAGCGCCTCCGCAGCTATCGCGAGCGCGTGCGCCACGGCGAGCAAGCCGAGCAGCTGCTCGCGGCGGAAGAGTTGGCAGCGCTGCAGGCTGACCTGGCGCCGGTGGCTATGCCCGAGCCTACCGTCATTCGCCCAGTTCGGCATCGCGGGCAGACCGCTGCGGCGCTCAAGCCTCAGGTGAACCATGCGCTGGAGCGCGATGCGAACATGTTTGCGGCCCTCGGCAAATTGAGGGTCGTCGAATGAGTGCGGCGCGCGGGGTGGCCTAGGAAACTTTCCCGCGCGCCGGTCCCCACAACAAGGACAGGAGTACGAGTACCATGAACGACCCGACAAAGCAGCCAATCGACATCGAAGTGATGCGCGTCTGGTTGCGCGACCACAAAGCGGCACAGGGCCTAAGCTGGGCGCAGATCGCCAAGCGCATGGGCATCGCGGCCGGCACGATCAGCCAGTTCGGCGGCGGCGGATATGCTGGCGACAACCTGTCGATCGCGCAGAAGGTCTACCGGTACCAGCAGGCGCTTGTGCAGCAGGCGACCATCTCGATCGAAGCACCCGAGGTGCCCGGCTTCTTCGAATGCCCCACAAGTCAGCAGCTCATCACTCTCCTGCACTGGGGGCAGCGCGGCCGGATCGTCGTCGCGGCGATGGGACCAGGCTGCTGCAAGACCATGACGGCGCGCCACTTCGCCGACTGTGGCAACAACGTGTTCTACTGCGCGATGACGCCCTCGACGGCCGGCGTAGCCAACATGCAGCAGGAAGTGCTCGCCGCGCTCGGCGAACCCGACGCGATCGGAACGCCGCAGAAGCTCTCGCGCCGCATCCGCGACAGGGTCAAAGACCTGCAGTCGCCCTTGATCATCATCGACGAAGCCCAGCACCTTTCCGAGAAGGCCATCGACGAGATCCGCAGCTGGTACGATGCCGTCGGCGTTGGCGTTGCGCTGTTCGGCAACCTCGGCGTCATGCAGCGCCTCGAAGGCGGCAGCCGCAAGGCCGCGTTCGCACAACTTTTCAGCCGCATCGGTATGCGCATCGTGCGCCCTTCGCCTCTGCAGGCCGACGCCGACGCGCTCGCCGCAGCATGGCAGGTCTCGGGCGACGATGAGGTCGCGCAGATCCGCAAGGTCGTGATGCTGCCGGGCGGCATGCGCGGCGCGACCATGATGCTTGAGCTGGCCTACATGTTGGCAGCAAGCCAGCAGGACATGCTCAAGCTTGAGCACCTGCAGGATGCCTGGGCGCAGCTGTCATCGAAGGTGCTGGCGTCATGAGCGGCGGGTGTTTCGTGTGTGGCGATCCGGAGATCGTCACGCCTCACCCGATGGGGAGCGCAACGTGCGAACTTCATGGCACCGCGCATGATCATGTCATCAGCATGCGCAACGACGGGGCTTTTTGCGAGTGCGGCTGGTCCACCGACCACGGTTTACGTCAGCATCGAGCACGCGACCGCGCCTGCAAGCGGCACTGGCTGTTGGTCTGCGAGGAGGTGACCGCATGAGGTCGCTCCTCGACGAGATCCGCGCCATCCGTCGCGCGTACTACCTCGATCACACGCCGATTGGAGACGTCCTGGACGTCGCCGCCGCTGCGTTCTGCGTCGCCGGCATTCTCGGCCAGGCCGCCAATCTGATCATGCTTCTGGAGAGACACCATGGGTAACGTACAACTCACGCGTCCGGCACAGTTCGACCCGGCGAGCCAGAACCGCCGGTCGATGATCGCAAAGGCGAACATCGCGAAGTCGCAGCTGGCCATGGTCGAGGACGACTACCGCCAGCTGATGTTCGACACGACAGGTCAAACCAGCCTCACGAAGTGCAGCGACGACCAGGTCTCGCGCTTCCTCGGCGCGCTCAAGAGCAAGGGCTTTAGGCCTTTGCCACGCGCCGGGCAGCGTGGAACGGCGATGCATCCGATGGCGCGCAAGGCACGCGCACTGTGGATCTCGCTGTTCCACCTGGGCGTCGTCCGCAACTCGTCTGAGGAGGCCCTCGAAGCCTTCGCCAAGCGCCAGCTCAAGTGCGAGAAGCTGGTCTGGGCGCGGCAGTCCAACGGCGGCAAGCTGATCGAGGCGCTGAAGGACATGGCCGTGCGGAACGGTTGGGAGCAGGCCGACCAGCAAGGTGTGCCCTTTCAGCCGCTCGGCCTGCAGGAGAGCCTCTGCAACGCGATCGTGAAGCGCCTGCACCGCCAGGGTGTCATTCCGGCCTGGTGGACGCTCGACAACGCTGCCTGGAGCCTCTGCGGCATCCAGACGGCGCAGGAGCAGCCGTTCTCGGCCGAGCAGTACGCGCAGCTGGCGAACGCCCTCGGCGCCGAACTGCGCAAGGCGATCGGCGGTGGTGTATGAGCGGCCGCTATTCCGAGCAGCGGCGCTTCGTCACGATCGAGAGCACCCGCTTGCCGATCGTCGGCGAGGAGAACCGGTACCGCCAGCGCGCGGCGCTGTGGCGCTGCATCTGCCTGTACGGGCTGCTGGTTGCGCTAGGCGCCTTCCTGGCGATCGCCTGTGCCTGAGCCAATCACCATCTCCGATCATGCGCTCGTGCGCTACCTTGAGTGGGAGGGCTTCGTTGACCTTTCAGCGGTCCGAGCGATGCTCGGCGCTCACTTGTTGCGCGCAACCAACGCCGCCGCGACTATCGACGCCGAGAGTTACTCCATTATCGCCGATGGCCTGATCTACCTGGTTCGCAATGGCACCCTAGTCACCATCACCGAAGAGACGCCTAGCAGCCGCGTTTGGGCGCAACGCCGGCAGGACGCCGGCTAATGCACTCGCTTTCATACGGCGACCGACTTACGACACACCTCCGAGCGATCTTGGGTGAAGAGGGCTACGTGCTCTTCACCGAGGCGTTCGGAGGCACACGTGTCTATGTCGCCTATAAGATGCGAGACGATAGCGATGTCGTTGAGGCATTGGGCCGCGAAGTTGCCGATAAGCTAAGCCGAGCGATGGCGCCGGCTACAATCCGCGTCCCGCTGGCTAGGCGCGAACGAGCACTTTATTGGCGCGGCAAGGGCCTTTCGAATGCCAAGGTGGCCCGCAAGCTCAACATTACCGAGAACGGCGTCGAAAAGCTGTTTGCTCGCGAGGCTGACTTGCCAGATCGACCCGACTCCGCCAGAAATGCAGCGCAACTCGACCTGTTCTGATTGCCCGGCATACAGCGCAGGCATAGTTTGAGTCATCCTTCCAGAGCCATAAGCACCTATCCGAGGGTGCGCGCGGACTAGCGCTTCCTGCACCAACTCGCTGAGCAGGAGGCGAAAATGTCAGGCAATCTGGAGGAGCTGATCGACGGCGCGATCGTCGATCTCAGCACCAGCGATGAATAAGCCGGATTTCCAGCGTGCGCTGCGGGTGGGCGCTGACGGCATTGTCGGCGATATTACGGTCGGCGCGTTCGAAGTGGCCGTCACCAACCGGATTGCACCCGCCATCACGTGGACCGACGCGAACGCAGCCGCCAAGCTGCTCGGCGCCGACGTTGCTCGCATCGAAATGCTGCGGCTGACCGAGAGCGGGCCATATGGCAGCTTCGACAGCCAGGGCCGGCCGACGATCCTGTTCGAGCGCCACAAATTCCGTTCGTTCACGGATGGCCAGTACGACGCTCGCTTTCCTGAGATCAGCAACTCCAAGTCGGGCGGTTATTCGAGCCCCGGCAAGCCACACCATGTCTGGCAATGGGAGAAGCTGCGCGCCGCACTGCGGCTTGAGCCCGAAGCGGCGATCAAGTCGTGCAGCTGGGGCTTGTTCCAGGTCATGGGGTTCCATTGGAAGGCGCTCGGCTACGAGAGCGCGCTCGACATGGCCCGACGCATGGCAGTGGGTGAAGGTGCGCAACTCGATGCGTTGGTGCGCTTCCTTCTCGTCAACCGCCTCGACGATGAGCTGCGTGCTTGCAAGCCGGGCGACGCGCGATCCTGCAGGCCGCTAGCAGCTGCCTACAACGGCAGCGGCAATGTCGATGAGTACTCAACCAAGCTGGCGAAGCACCTGAAAGATGCCGGCCGATGATCGAGACAACCCCGATGCAGTCGCTGTCCACTTTCTACGTGCCCTGGCTGGCCGCTGCTGCTGCCAGCATCGAGCAGCCGGCGCCGACCGGCGCGATGATCGTCCTCAATTTGGGGGACGGCTTCCAGTTGCCGCTGGTTCATTCGGTGCTGGCTATTGCCGGCGTTCTCATGGCGTTTCCGCTCGCGCCAAAGCAGAATCCACCTTTGGGAAAGTTGAAGTCAGCGTTGGTTGCGCTGATCATGATCGTTCTTGCACTGGTGTGGGTCAGCCAGAGCCGGCCTAACTTCCTCTTCACCTTCGTAGTGGCAATCGGACTTGGCTTCTCGGGCTTCTCGTTGATTGAACTGGCCGGCCAGGAACTAATGGGCCTGGTGAAACAGTTGTTCTCTGCACTGCGCGAGCGGATCGCCAGCATCACAGGAACATCAAAATGAGCGATATGCTTCAGTGGGCCATCGTCGCCTTCATCATGCTCGGCATTGGCGTCGCCATCTGGAAGGGTGGCGCGGCCAATCCCCAGGGAACGGGGCAGATCGCCAAGCAGGTCGGCGCCATGAAGGGCGAATTGATCGGCCTATCCGCGCGCATGGGTTCTGTCGAAAATGAGATGGAGGAACTCAAGACGGAGTCAGCCAGCGCGGCCGACATCGTGGGCCTGCGCGCCGTACTCGACGAGAAGATCAGCACGGTTCGTGCGGAAATGGCTGGCGATCGCGAGGTCGCCAAGATGACCTATCGCGGTGTGGAGCGCATCGAGCGCTTTCTCATCGAGCGTGGGCTGAACGGGGCGCGATGAGCTACTACGACGTATTCACCCAGGACGCGCGCCTGGTCATCCTCGCTGCGCTTGCGAAAGAGCGCGACGGCTCGCTCAACGTGCTCAATCTCACGCGTGTCGTCGACACGATGGGGCCGCGCCGATCGCGCGAGTGGGTGGATACGCAGCTCTCCAAGCTGGCAGATCTCGGCGCGGTCACATTGACCACGTCGGATCTGCCAGGCCTGGGCTCGATCACGGTCGCGAAGATCACCCGCGATGGGCGCGACCACGTCGAGGGCCGCGCGTCGATCGCGGGCGTCTCATACAACGCCGAGGCGTGAGCCATGGCGGAGACCGTTAGCGAGAAGGAAGAGCGCGATCGGCGCGAAGGTCGCGGCCGGCTTTCCTCGATCCACCTGCTGCCCGAGGAATGCGACGACGACGTTGCCTGGGCGAACATGGAACTGCGCGAGCGCAAGATGCCGCAGACCGAGATCCTGCGGCAGTTCAATGCGAGGATCGCCGACAAAGGACAGAGCCCGATCAGCAAGGGCGCGTTCTCGCGCTACTCGGTTCGGCTGTCGATCGAAGTCCGCAAGCTCGATGCGAGCCGGCAGATCACCGACGCAATCCTGACGCGCATCGCACCTGGTGAGCGCAGCGAGGGTATGATCGCGGCGACTGAGCTGCTCAAGTACCGCATCCTTGAAATGGTAATGGACGCGGACGGCGAACCCAATCCCAAGCTGTTGGGCGAGGCGACGCTGGCGCTGCAGCGATTGTCAGCGACTGCTGCGCGCGAGGCCGACGTCCAGCGCCGCGATCGCAAGGAGCAGCGCGAGGAAGAGGCGCGCGCGGCCGAGACCGCCGCACGGGCACAGGCCGAGCAAGAAGCCGCTGCGGCAGCGACCACGATCGCCAGCGAGGCCGGTCTCGGTGCGGACAAAATCGCGGCCATCCGTCGCGGCGTATTGGGACTGGCGGCATGAGGAAGAAGGCAGGCGTTCGTCGGCAAAGGCCCCAGCTTTACAAGCGCACTGTCACAGATCCCGAGGCGCTGGAGCTGGCGGCGCAGATCATGCCTGTTGGCGACAACGAGCAGCCCTTAGCGGCATATGAGTGGGTAGACGGTCGCAACCGCTCACGGCGGATGTCCATCACCTACCCGAATGGGTGGACGGCCACGATCAGCATCGGTGTGGACGGCAAGGTCACCGCTCGCCGCGCGACGATGAAGATCGTCACCATGAAACCGTCGTCTGCATGTGAGAGCACGGTCGCGCATGCCGCGTCTGACAGCGGAGCATGACCGACGAGGTTGAAGTGATCGTTCTCCCGCGTGAGGAGCACGAGCTGCCCGGCGAACTGCCGCGCGGCGCGGAGATCCCCGATGATCTGGATCCGCTCGCCGCTGGCGTGCTCATGCGCCACCAGCGCGAGTGGCTCGACGATCAATCCGACCTGAAGATCGCAGAGAAAGGCCGACGCACCGGCATTACGTTCTGCGAGGCGCTGGACGACACGCTGATCGCAGCTGCCTCGCGTTCGGCTGGTGGCGACAACGTGTTCTACATCGGCGACACGAAGGACAAGGGCCGCGAGTTTATCGGCTATGTCGCTCACTTCGCCAAGATCGTGGCGCAGGAGCTGGTCGACGTTGAAGAGTTCGTCTTCGCGGATCAGCAGCCGGATGGAACGACGCGTGGCATCTCCGCCTATCGCGTAGTCTTCGCTAGCGGCTTCCGTATCGAGGCCCTGTCGAGCCGACCGGAGAACATTCGCGGTCTGCAGGGCGTCGTCGTGATCGACGAAGCGGCATTCCACAAGGACGTGCGCGCCGTGATCGATGCAGTTAACGCGCTGCTGATCTGGGGCGGTCGCATTCGCGTTATCTCGACCCACAACGGCGTCCTCAACCCGTTCAACGAGCTGATCCGCGAAGCGCACGCCGGCAAGAACCGGTTTAAGGTGCACTTCATCCCCTTCTCATCGGCCGTTGAGAACGGTCTCTTCAAGCGCGTCTGCCTGATGCGTGGCAAGGTGTGGACGCCTGAGGCGCAGGCGGAGTGGGAAGCGAATATTCGCGGCGCATATGGCACGCGCACTTCGCAGATGGCGCAGGAGCTGGACGCGATCCCCTCCGACGCGGCCGGCGCCGCGCTGGCGCGTGTTGTCCTGGAGCGCAACTCCGATCGCAGCGTGCCGGTGATCCGCTACGTCCTGCCCGACAGCTTCAAGGTGGCTGAGACCGCATTGCGCAAGGGCCTGGTCGACGAGTGGCTGATGACCGTTGTGCTTCCGCGCCTGGTCGCTCTCGACAAGCGCCGGCGCCATGACTTCGGTTTCGACTTTGCACGCAGCGGCGACGCGTCCGATCTGATCGTCCAGGAGCTGAGCCAGGATCTGCGGCGCCGGTGGAAGCTTGTGCTCGAACTGCGCAATGTGCCGTTCGAAACTCAGCGCCAGATCCTGTTCTTCGTCGTCGGCCGGCTGCCTCGATTTGGGCATGGCGCGCTCGATGCCACCGGCAACGGTGCCTACCTCGCCGAAGTCATGGCGCAGAAGTTCGGCGAGCGGATCTCCGAGGTAAAGCTCAGCCAGCAGTGGTACCGCGAAAACGGCACACCCTACATCGAAGCGTTCGGCGACGGCTCGATCGTGATCGCGGCCGACGACGACGTCCTGCGCGATCACCAGGCGCTGCAGTATGTGAACGGCGTCGTGAAGGTGCCCGACGACATGCGTTACGCGGGCAGCGATGGCCTCATGCGCCACGGCGACACCGGCATCGCGGGCATGCTCGCCTGGTATGCCTCGCGCCAGGGCGCCGTCGAGTACGGCTACGAGCCGGTGCCACAAGACCGCGATGTGCAGGGCTCCGGCCGGCTGCACGCTTATGCGCCGGGCGAACAGACAATCGGGCTGCGCGACGAGTGGGCGCAGCCTTTGGGTACGCGCCTGCGCTCGGGCGGAACGTGGTGAGCTGAAGGACAGCGGGAATGGTGGAACTAGTCGACCAGTATGGGCAGCCGCTGCGGCGCGAGCTGCTGACGAAAGAGATCGGCGGGCCGACGCTCGCGGGCGTGCGCTCGCCGATCGCGGGCTACCCCGCCGACGGAATGACGCCAGTGCGCCTGGCGCAGCTGCTGCGCGAAGCCGACCAGGGCGAGCCCATGCAGTACTTTGAGCTGGCCGAGATCATCGAAGAGCGTGACCTGCATTATGCCGGCGTCCTGGCGACCAGGAAGCGCAGCGTGTCCCAGATCGACGTGTCGGTGGAAGCGGCATCCGATGATCCGGAGGATGTGCGCCGCGCCGACATGGTCCGCGACTGGCTCAAGCGCGATGAGCTGACCGATGAGATGTTCGACATGCTGGATGCGATCGGCAAGGGCGTCAGCTTCACCGAGATCATCTGGGATAGCTCGGAGGGGCATTGGTGGCCGTCGCGGTTGGAGTGGCGCGATCCGCGCTGGTTCACGTTCGATCGGCAGACCATGCGGCAGCCGCTTATTCGCGGCGGGCTAGAAGGC